ATTTTAATTGGTATTCCACCAGTATATAAATATATACCAGAATAATCTAACCAGAATAATTGTCCGTTACATTCGACATGTGCTGTTTGATTTATACATCCTATCTCGTTACTAACATCGACTAAAACAAAATCATTAGCACTTGTTCCATATAATTCATGCATACTATTATTAGCTCATACTATAACATGATCTTGGAATGTCCTTATAGCAGTTATGTCACCTTGAGCATTGGTAACATCTATACTTCCTGCGTCCAATGATGTAGTCCAATCAGTTATATCGCCTTGAGTAGAATAAGTTAAAGTTCTCTTATCTGACTCTATTCCATATAATCTATATTTATGAGCAGTATACATGTTACTTTTAGGTGCATTAGATGTTAAATCAGTTAATGAACTTCCATCTCAAGCATATAGTGTTCCACCTTCATCTTCTAGGTTTCCAAGTATACTATATTCTTTTACTTGAGTTTTAAATGTTACTATAGTTCCTTTGCCTGATTGAATAACTGGTGTTGTAGCTATAGTTGTCCAACTATTTCCATCTGGTGTAGAATATTTCCATGTTGTGTCATCAACTATATGTAATTGAGTATCACTTCTTTTACCTAATAATATAGGAGTAGCAGCAACTGGTAAATCAGTTTTATCTCTATCATCCCTTACTTCTATAGCAGGATAAGCGTCAGAGGACATATTTAAACAATCAACTATTTCTCCTGCATTTATATATAATTGATCTATATATGTGTTGACACCTTCACTAAAATTGTTTACCATTTGCTTAGATTTGGCATTGGTATTCTTCCATATAGCCATTGTTGATTCCACCCCTCTTTATATGAGATTAAGCGTCTTCTGTCTCTAAATTTCTCATATTCAGTGTAATACTTCATCTTTTTTTCGAGTTCCATTGCGTCCATAGTATAATTGTTAGCTAAATCAACTCTAGGGAATGTTCCAGTTTTTGCAACTCTTGCTATAACTTTAAGTTTTAGAAGCTTTATATAATCTTTATTTAAATCGATTACTTCATCGGTATCTGTTGTTTCATATAAAGTTGGGTATTGAAGTAATTTTATTTTAGCATTATATGCGTCATCTGGTTCGGGGTATATTCCAAAATTGTTTTCCATTCCATTAAAAAATCTATATCCTATCAATTCATCCTCTGAACCGCAAAAAGAATATGTGTTATATTCAGTATCTTCATCAACTGCACCTGTTTCTTTAGCTACTTTTAAACCATCTTCATATATTTGGTCAAATGTATAATTATCAGGTAAATCATAAAAAGTTTGATCTTCTACTGTTGTAAATTCATACAGTATTTTAGGAGACATATCTCTCCAAATTTCTTTTATTTCATCGTTTATAAATGTAACTTTTAATGAGGTAGTCAAACTATTTGGTAGTACTTCATCAATATAAGCTAAAACTTCCCCAAGAGTATCGGTGTATACACTCATTTATTTCACCACCTTTGTTGATTATTGGATATATTCCCATATAATCGCTTGTATTTCGCTATCTGTTCCTGCTCCAAAAACATATAATTGATCTTTTACTTTTATATCGATAGAATAGACTTCTAGTAAAGTATATGAATTTGTTGAAATAGGAGTTGATGAAGTAGGACTAAAATACACAGTTCCTGTTAATGCATTTAATGTCATTTCGAAATGCTGTCCTAGTGCTGTTGTTGAATAATCAGTATCAGTTGATGCTATAGTTAAAACATCTCCTGCATTTGTAACACTTGTTGTAGGTATTACACCTTTAACATATTTTAAATGTTGCCTATTGTACATTTATGTTCACCTCTTATTATTTTTTTATGAAACTAGAATAATTTCTTTTGCTTCTTCTTTTTTGTAAAAACATACTCATTAAATCACATCCAATTATGAATGATTGTATCCTATAGATATTGTTATACCTTCGGAACCTGATGAATGACTTGCTTTACATGTAACTCGTTCATTTGCGTCTAGGCATTTCGTTTTTATTTCAGCGTCACCCTTTATCTCAGAAATACCACTTTGACGTATGCTACCTATTAATTCTTCATTACCTAAAATTCCTTTGTAAAAATCTAGTTGCCAACAACCCCCATCAGTTGTTGACTCTATGTATATCTTATGTATCCTAAAGGAACTTGTTACTGTGTTAGCAGGTATTATTTCAGTGTAGCTGCCTTGTTCTCAAGTTGACTCACCAGAACTAACAGTTATACCATCATCTAAACTAGGATAGCATCTATCTTGATTTGTTAAATATCTTGTTATGTTGCATAATTTACCATAGATACTATTGCACTCACGATTGTCTTTTTTATTTCCAATAACATCATTTATGGTTAAATTGCAATCGTTATTTATATTTGTTATATTGAAATTCTTCTTATTTCCATTTGATATTATCATAGTATCATCCTTATATGTTATATTATTAACTCGTCAGATACATTTTGATTTGGTTTTGTTAATGTGTTTATTTCGTCATTGTATCGCTCAATGTCAACATTAAGCTCATAAGTTCTGATTACATTCAATAACATTTCCCTTATAAATCTCTTACCATATACAAGATTTGTTTCATCATCAGATTTTTCATCAATTGAAAATCTAAACTGCTTAAAATCACCATCTAATCCAATACTATCTTTAGTAGAAACCCAATTGAATGAGTTTAACACTCTAGTTATTTGGTCATTTGGTATTGTTATTGTTATATCAGCCATTTATATCACTCCTATTTTACATATTCTTGCCTTGAACCAAGTGAATCTACTTGATAGTGGAAATCTATTTCCCAAGTAAGAGCATCACCTGAGTACACGTTATCATCTCTATAAAGCTTAATTAGTAAGATTGAAGATATCGTATGACCGCTTCCACTAATATCAGAGCCATTTGATATTTGATGTAAATCACCAGAAGAATAAGTTTTTACCAATGTATCTAGTGTTAACGTAGTAAATCCAGCAGGTGTTGTTTCTCCTACATCTATTCATTTATAATCTATTTTCCATGTCACATTATCACTAGCAGATTGTTCCCAATGAATATGAGGGCTTATATCTGTTCCTTCTGCTCAACTGTGAGGCATTTGCACTATAGTATATAATATTTCGGCTGTATCATCTTGTGGAAATAAATATCCTACATTAGTTTCGTCAAAATGAGGTAATGCATTAGCTCCAACTTTTGTCTGAGTTAAAGGAACTCTTAAATCTTCCCAAACAGTGTGATCTCCGTACATCCAAACACCTTGATTAAGGTCTGTGTAATTTGTTCCATCTTCGTCAACACGTACAATTGGAGTACTTGATACAACGTGAATTTGAACTGATGGAGAATCAGTATCTACTCCTATATTTCCTTGTAATAAAGTTTCAGTTGTATCAGAATTACCTATAGCAATTTGATTTGATGCTGTTGTATAAACATCTTTTCCTATACCTATAGAATTTTCAACATCAACTGTTTGACTAGTATATCCTGCGCCAGAACCTATAAATACATTTGAAGAACCTGTTTCTACATTTCTACCTGCTGATCTTCCTATGTATGTATTTTGTGTACCAGTGGATGTATTATACCCAGAAGCAACACCTATTGATGTGTTTTGACCACCTGTAGTTAAATACAATGCCAAGCTTCCTATAGCTGTACTATAGCTATTTACTGTATTCGTAAATAACGCTAATTGCCCAATGGAAGTGTTTTCCTCACCAGATGTATTTGATTCGAGAGAACCTCTTCCAACAGCAGTGTTTTTATCGCCAGTGTTGGTTTTAAGTGAGTTTCTACCTAGTCCTGTATTGCTAACACCATCAGTAGTATTAGTCAAACTATCATATCCAATACCAGTATTTGATGTTCCAGTAGTTATAGCATCTAACGCTTGGTATCCAAAACTAGAATTAGTCCCTGTAGAGTTGTATACTTTAGGAATTACCATTGTATCAGAAGCAGGTACTTCTATACTACCAGTTGATAAAACTTTGCTGCCATTAGTGAATACTGACCTATTTGCTGTTAAATCATTTAATGTTATACTATCTACGGTAATATCACCAGAGACAGGAACTTTTACTTCAATTCCACAACCCATTATATCGCCTCCATATAAGCAATATCAGCAGAACCACCATCAGCTATACCATTAATTACTCCATCATAAGTACCATAATCATTCATAGTGATAACGCCACCACTTGCTGCTAGATATAATCCTTCTCCTACAACAGCAGTTGCACCAAGTGCTACTCATACATCGTTAGCAGATGTGTTTTGAAGAACTAGCTGTGTTCTGTTTGTAGCAGGAAGGATTTCTGTTGAAGATGTTAAGACTGTTTTTTTACTATTTGTTGCACTATCTATTCCTTGATTCTTTTTACTTCCATTAGAAATGATCATATTGCAACTCCTTTCATTTTTTATAAAAAAAAATAAGCCCTAAGAGTAAATTATTCAAATTCACAAATAGGGCTAAATTTAAATCTATACTCCTGCGTTGAAAACTAATCCCATAGGAACTAGACAACCACTATTGTACATAGCAACTGCATTCATGTATAAATTCTTAGTATTTATTTTATCTTCGTCTTGGTCGAAATCTGTTTTCATAAACCATTGCATTAAGATATTCTCGTAATCAGTATCCCAAAGCATGTAAGCTGTAGAAGAACTAGCATATGTAGAATAACACCACTCTATATTAGGAAGTACATTCTTAGTATTGCTTTCTTCTGCTGCTTTATTAATTGATTTATAAACTTCTTCCACTGAGAACATGTTCTTAGCATTAGTGAAACCTTTTTTAGCAACACATTTTTGAACTGTTCCTTGATGATTTTTGAAGTCATAGAACATATTAATCATAGTCTTATGAGAATCAGGGTCAGCAATAGAACTAGCTGTTGCTAAAGTATCGTTAGTTAATGCACTGTTAATCAATGGGTGAGAATTTGAAGCTAAAGGAACTCCATCAGCTAAGTTAACACTTGTTGCATTGTCGAACCAGTAGATAGCAGTTTCTTCTTCTTTTACTCTCATTGTTCTAGCTAATTCTTTAGCTTTAACATTGTTTATAACACCATATAAGTCATATTTCATTGCTTCTAATGATACTGCATAACCATTAGCTATAGTTCTGTTCTTGATTGAAGTTTGATAAGCTTGGTCAACCTTACCATAAGAGAT